ACCTAACGCAATCTGAGCGCAAGCATCCTGAACGAGCATCGCAACATTTTCGATTCCTAACTTTACGATCTTTTTGCGATCCTTTACTAGATCAAGGGCGCAGATCTGTTCGTAAATGTCTAGGCGAATCTCGGCTTCGAGGCGAGCGGTCATTAAGGCAAGTTGATTTGCTAGATACTCATCGGTATCTGCTCCAAGAATTAACTTGCCGCTATTGATCTCCCAATGTTGCTTGTGTTTACAGATCAGTTTCATAACATCATCCCATTCTCGGCATATCGCCACACGATGCACCGGTTGCCTTTTTCGTTATCTCTAGTTGTTCCGCTATCTATTACGAACCCATCTGTTACAAGTGATCCGCGAATAGGTCGGACTGTATTTCCATCTAGGTGAAGATACTTCTCGATTTCGTTATCAGTCAATCCTGTAAGACCGCGATTTATGAAAAGTTCATAAACCTTTCTGCGAAGCGATCCAATCTTAGGTTCGATCTTTGCCCTTGCTTCGATCGAAGTTTCCTTCACGATAGATCCTGCACTCTCTTGTTGAGCGCATCTTTTAGAGTTGTTCCTTTGATCGAGTAATCTAAAAAATCCTTCTGTTCGGTCCATATTTCACGAAGGCGTGATACTTCGTTAGTTTTGTAAATCTCGTCAAGAATCTTTTCGAGGTTTGCCAATTCCTCAGGGGTCAAGGTACGCACCGCATAAAGATTCTTTCGTGGATTCTTTTCATAGCGTTCGACCTTTTCCATCTCTTCACGCGAAGGTCGCTTGTTTCCGGAGAACAAGAAGTTGGCTAACGCTCTACCAATCGCAGAGGTTTCGCATACTTCGAGAGCAGATGACTTCGTGACCATAGACGAGCCGACAATTTCCTCAGCCATTCCACTTGTTACTGCGCGAGCATCTTCACGATCAACATATACATATGCCTTGACTACGAACCGAGTTTCATCATTAAAGATAATATCGGTGAGGATTCTTCCGTTTGGGAACTGCTCCCAAAACTTTTTAATACGGGATTCGACTGTATCGTAATCCTCTAGGTTAAAACGACCTGCCATTTTATTTTCCTTTCGCTACTGGGTAGGCTTGTTCTGCCGTCCATTTGTCGTTGTTTTTATTTACCCTTGCTTCTGCTTTTTCAAGTGCATCTTCTTCATCTATTGCATTTATGGTGATCATTTTTTCAGTTGCCAATATGACTTGGTATCTAGGCATTTTTATGCACCTTCCTTCTGTTTGTAGTAATCGGGTAAATTTGGATCTTTCTTCATTAAGAAAATACGAGCCTGACCATACTTTGCAAAATCTTCTAAGACTTCACATTGTCCATTGACAACTTGTCCAACTGTCCAATAAGTTTGTTTGCCGTCATCACTTTGTTGCTTAATCACATAATAATTTCCATCGGCGGTTGTGTAAAAACCAGCGTGACCTCTTTTTAGATTGAATACATATCGAGCCATTTTTATGCACCTGCCTCAACCATTAGGGAGGCGATTTCTTCTCTAGCATTACTGACCGCTTCAAAAAAGTTTTCAGGATCTGAAACATATCCAAGTTTGAAAGAAAACTTGCCGGCGATATTTCCGTACCACAATTCGTGCATACCATCGACTGTGTAAAGGCGATAATTTTCTGATTTTGCGATTAACTTAAACTTCATTTTCTTGCCTTTCTGTTGGGATCCGTTCTCTCGGATCTGATAGGCATAATCTATTACGACAATCCCCGAAAGTCCATAATCTATTAAAAAAGATTTTGGGCGAGTCTTGTGCGAGGATTGACCTATGATCCGAGTTCAGATAAGCCTATGGAGCCTTGCCGTGATGGTCGAGGCTGAGCCTAAGTACCCCGATCAGATTGACGATATTGTGAATCGGGCTAGTCAGTTATTCGTGACAGGGCTGATGGCGGCTAAGAATCAGGATCTTGATATTGCTCAGGTTAGTTTCTTTGACCTAGATGAAGACCGCGAAATCGAGGATTAGACTTTTTTCTGCTCTAAGTATAAAAAAGGAGCCGCCGTATATGGGTCGTGCCGCCCTGCTATCTCTAAGGACTCACTAATACTAGCCCCGGCCTCTAACGCGCCTATGGCAAGGCTGGAACCGCTTCCGACCCCATAAAATCCTGACGAACTTAAACTCACCGCAAAATCGTCTGCAATATCGAAAACTTCTCCGCAGACCGCAATCAAAAAGGCGAATCTAGGCTCATCATCTTTTTCGGAATCCAGTTTGAGGTCGTTGTCCTTAAACGCCTGTTTCAGGGAAGGGATTACCTTGGCAATTATGAAATGGTAAAGATCCTTACGATCCTCAACAGTCGGCTTCGGCGGAGTCCAAATATGCTGAGCCACATCGCAGTAACTCGATAACCCACTACCGGCGATGATGAACTGACCCCTTGTAGAAATCTTCACCATCCGAGGGTGATTGTATTTTCGCCCAGCCGTAACCAAGGAGTCAGCCCCGAACTCGACTCCATTCTCCTTTTGTACGGCAACGATCGTAGTCACTTAGTCCAACCATAATCTGTATTCGGAAGTGACTCGACCCTTTTCAGGATCTACGAAGTGAAGTCGTTGTGAAGGTTCACCATTACTGGCAAGGAGATCACGCGCGTATCTGTTACCGGTTTCTACTGCTCCGGACATAAAGACGGAACCTTCTCCGTTGGCCATATTCCAAGACTGGTGCTGGTGATAGTGACCGATATAGAGATCTCTAAAGTCGAATCCTTTAGTGAGTGAATCGACTTCATCGAAGAACTTATACGCACCCGATTTCCAGCGATCAGCGAATCTGACGATAGTTGATGCAGTACCCCATCGAATTTCGTCTCCGTGAATGAGTAACGCTTTGTAGTTTCCAATGGTAACCCTCTGAATATCCTCTTTAGTCATCTGCCAAGTTAAACGCTTCTCATCTTTCAATGCTTGACCCGCGAACATATAAGTGAGTTTGTCCCAGTTAATGTCTTTTGGAAGTTCACCGAACTTTCCAATACGCCCGTGATTACCCGGCTCGCATATAACTGTGACTTTCTCAAAGTTAGCGAGAAGGATACGAACTACATCTATGAGAATACGAGAAGCCTCAACGAACTGAGTCATTACATCTGAATCGACTTCGTAAACTTGAGCCGGAAAGATTGTTGTATTTTCTACAATATCTCCGCCGAGCATTAACACGATCTCTTTTACAGGGTGATCTGCTCTTTGGATATTAGCGATCCGAATTGTTTTCTCCACAGATTGCTTGACTAGGCGTTCACACTCTTTAGTATTGTAAGTAAGGGTGTGCTTGCCTAACTGCCAATCCGTAGAGTGCAATAGCGCAACCTCTCCACGCTTATTACGCGGATCTTTTTTAGGAGCAGGTACGGCTGGCATTGGTCCAGCGGATAACATCGCATCGTGGGCGGCATTAACTACTGCTTGTGTGAAATCTTCTTTGTTTCGCTTGAGATCAGCAATCGTCTTTTGAGAACGGAGAAGTGCCTTACGAAGTTCGACAACATCTTGTGACTCCGGTTCGGGGATTTCATTAAGGCGTTTGCTAAGGCTCATTCGATGCCCATAATATCTTTGCCGTGTTTCGTGTAACCCTCTTTATCGAGCCACGAATCATCTTTGTAAGGGTTGTAGAAAAGGCGAACAGATTTAAGCGCATCCATCATTAGCGCAACCTGATATGCAGGAATATCGTCCTCAAGTTTAAGGAATCCAGCCCACACACGACCAATAGCGGTGAACTCAATAAACGCATCGCCGTATTCATCTAAGCGTTCTTCGAGGATTTCCTCTACTCGATTACGGGGCATTTGCACTTTCCATTTCTGTGATTAGAGAAAGTTGCTTCTGCTATTTGATAACCCTCAGAGCGAAGTGCGGCAGTAAGAGTTGAAGTCGGGGTGCCTTTTAGAATGTGTGCCAGCAGATCCTTGCGATCTTTCTCATCAAGCATTTCGATGATGATTGCGAGGGTGCATTTAGATTCGGACTTAAATGTATGTTTTTCGATTGACTCGGCTAGTGCCATTTTTGCCTCCTTGTGAGAAGCGTACCGAGAAATCTTCTGAGAAGCGAACAGAAAAGAAAAGAGCCGCGGCAGATAATTTTTAGGGTTATCCGAGGCGGCTCGTTCTTGTAACTAGATAGCACTCTAAGGTTACAGGGTGAAACTATGTAATTGTCCTGCCGGTTGGCATTGGGTAAAACCTACACCACTTAACCCTGAATGTTGTTCACATACGGAGTTACGATGTGCGATTCCGGTAAAACATTTGGGCTTGATGTTGGGTTGTGTGGCACAGAACTGCCAGTAAGTCCTGAGGCTACGGCAAGGATCAAGTGCTTGGAATCGGTCGAATAGCCACTAGCCGCCCACGCCGCCATAAATCCTGTCCCGCCCAGCATTATCGCCTTCGGGTTGGTCATCGGTACTCGAATCATTGGATCCCCTTTACGAGCAGGGTATAGGTCACTTGGTCAATGATCCCAGTAACCGGTAGCCCTACCTTTTTTTGATATAACTTCACGGCATCAAGATCAGCCTTGGTGAAGGTTGAATTCTGATTTACGGCAGGAATCAAGCCGGCGTTATAGAGAGCCTTCTCCACTATCAACTCCGCAGGGGTTTTCTTCCCCACTAGGAGATCCGATGCCTTCCAAGCGGGCGCAGAGGCGGTTGTGAGCGGTTTAGCGGGCGTGGTCGTAGTGCTTTGATGGATAGCCATTCCGCCAGCCCCTAAAACTGTCGTAGCGGCGGTTCCGATGGCAAGCGGCTTGTTCGTTCCAATGGAAGATGTTGGCTTGAGCGGAGTTTCATACTCAGGGCGGATTATTGCCAAGACATAAAGATAAGGGCGATGGCGGAGATAAACCCCACCCCCATTTGCTTGAGAAGCCGAAAGAGCGTGATCCGGCGAGGTATTTCCACCGATCGTTGTAATGCCATCCCGCGAAGCCGCGACGAGGATCTCAACGTGATCAGCGATTCCATTTCCGCTAAACGAATAGAAAACTAGATCCCCCGGCTGACCTGCATATTTATCGACTACGGCTTTCTTCTGTTGGAACCACGCCAACCCTGTTGGGCAATATGCGAAGCCTTTAGGGGTTTGTGCGGCAACAAGATGGGAGAGATCATTTTGTGCGAATACCCACGAAACGAACATCGCACAATACGGTTCGTGATTCATTCCGTACCACAGACCATAAGGTGAGTCGTTATTTTCGCCCTCTACGAACCCGACCTGCTTCTGAGCAGTTGTAACGATATCTAACGCATTAGCCACGATGAACGACCTTAAAGAGAATCAGAAAGGTGGACAAGATAAAGGCGATATGCAGAAAATCTGCCTTACGATTCATCTCTCCCCCTAAATAAAAATAGCCCCGACCCCTTGAGATCGAGGCTATCTAATTTTACTACTTAGTTTCTTCGGCCTTTACGACCTTGTTTGCATCTGCTAGAGCCGCATCGACTACCGCAGTTACGACCGGAGCAGGTGCGCCAGTATCAGCCACGATGGTATTGACAAGCGACTTAGGATTAACACGCGCCAAGATAGGAGCGAGCAATCCGCCTACGAGAGCCTCAATAGCGATCTTCTTAACCGCATCGTGAGGGTTGATCTGATACGAAGCATATCCAGCGGCAACAATTCCGTATGCGTAATGCTCTAGGAGTGCCTTCTCTTTACTCGTTACTTTCAGGTTGAACTTTGCCATCTTTTTCTCTCTTTCCTATTAGGTTGCGAACATATTTTTCTGCCTCGAAATCACTAGCCGAAGCGTGGTGAATTCCGCCGACTCCCCTATGGTGTTTTTCGCAGAGCCATAAAAGATTCGCTCCTGATTCTACCCACTTCCCCACTTCATCGGGGTCGCTTACTCCGGGGTAATCAACTTCGAGCCACTTTAGATCGACTCCATTTTGCAGGCTGAACTCAATATGAGCGTGGTGCAATTCCAATCCGCCAGCGCAGTCCGAGAAGTCAGAGCGATGATCCCCTATTGCGCACTTGGCGGTTTCTTTCGTGGCGTTGCGGTACGCATTAAAATCCCGATAGTGGGGATCTTTCTCTCTCGGTTCATGCGGCGGATAATGAACAACATAATTGTTGCTAACCGCCTGATCGTGCGCATCCATTAGTCTAAATCTAGTTTGGCTTTGATAACTGCTTGAGTGATCTGCAAGGTATGAAGAGCATCATCTTGCCGATTGAGTTGATCCTTCATAGATCCCCCACCATTCTCGTAGAGTTGATACTCGATACGAGATAAGCGATTATCCATTTTCCTGAACATACGATTCAGCCAAAAAATAGGTGCTCCTATGATTACGAGGCTTTCTAGTGCCGCCCATATTGCATTAGATACGGTGCTGGCATTGTTCCAGAATAACATTTGCGCCCTTTCGGGTTATGGGGTTATACGAGGGTAATGGATTTAATTGTACCAGCGGAGTTTACGAATTTCAGAGTGCTTGTTGTTGAGTTGTACCACATATCCCCATTGCGATAATTATTGGGATCAGTTGTAACTATTGGAACAGTAAAACGACCAGCGGTTTCTAATTTGTTAATACGAGCATCGAGATTCTGAAATAGATCACGCAACGCGGGTGGCTGATTTACATAAGGCATTAGATCCTCAATTCGATGTTGTTGTAAGAGTTAAGGTTACGCGCTCGGCGGCACTTTCACCCGGAGTTACATTCAGACCAATAATACGATAGTTGCCATCGAACTCGGTAGGGTAGAACGGATCTGTGACTACTACACGCGCCTGATCTCCGAGGCTATATGTGCCGAAGATAGGATCAACATAAGGCGGAGCAACGATCTGCAAAGTCTGAGGCGGATAAGAGGCGGCTAACACTTGACCATTTGCCAATCCTAAGAGAAGCGTTGAGTCGGTTATATTGGAATAGTTAGATGAATCCTCAAGTAGCGGCCATCCTGATGCAGTTTTTGTAGCATCGACACCGGTAGCGATTAACTTACCCTCATTAGATCCAGCGCCGGTAGCGTAAACAGTATTGACGGCCTTAGTGCCATCCTCTTTGTAGTTATATTGCACAATGTTTCCAGCGGGAAGA